AAGGGAGTGCACGGAACTTCCGTGCAGATTACTCCTTTGCCCACCCCGCTGTGGGCTTCGCTGAAAACGGAAAGGAAAGAGGACTGGCCGTGATACACGAAACCGAGACCCTGAAAAGACACAAGAATGCCTGCGAGTTCAGGCCGGTCACCACAACCATCACGAGCCGACTGATGGGCTGGACGTTCCTCGTCCCCAGCAGCGGAGGGGGGTCCACCGGGAAGTACGGATGGGTGACCCGCGACGGCGAGGTCTCCGGCGATCTCCTCGCCTTCAGGAGTAACTGCGAGGGGAACCTGAAGGCATACGTGAAGGGCCGTCCGGGTGTGCCGTCGGCACTGGTACCGGAGCCGTTCGAGGCTCCGGTGGACATCGAGAAGGGCGAGAGGTGAAGAAGCTCCGCCCCTACCAGGAAGACGCGGTGCGGGTTCTGGCCGGAGGAGGTCTCAACGCCTCCGGCCTCGGCGCCGGGAAGACACTCACCAGCGTTGAGGCGTGCCGACTGCTCCGCAACCTTGGCCGCCCTCCCCGCATCCTGGTCATCGCCCCCGTCAACACGCTCCGGCAGTGGGAGGCCACCTTCAACGAGCAGTTCCCCTCCCTCATGGAGAGCAGTCTCACCCGCGTGGTGGGCACGCACCGCAAGGACGAGGAGAACTGGCTCCTGATGACCCGGAAGCAGCCAGGGGTCTACATCATCGGCTGGAACGCCATGCACGGCGGCATCCCCGAGCAGACGCGGCGCATGTCCTCCAAGGGGCGGAACGCGATCAGCAAGGACCCGAAGGCCACGATGGCCTCGGCGAAGAAGGCCATGCAGAAGGGCACGGTCCCGCCGTGGACCCGGACCGGCACCTGGGATCTGATGATCGCCGATGAATGCCACCGGGCTGTGAACCGGACCGGCGTCCCGCGCCAGGTCATCAAGTGCATCAAGGCCGACCGCAAGATCCTGCTGTCCGCCACGCCGGGCGGCAACAAGCGCCAGGGCCTGTGGACGATCCTGAACATCCTGTGGCCGGACCGGTACCCGTCGTTCTGGGACTGGGCCGAGCGGTACTTCGAGATCGAGGAGACGCAGGTCTCCCGCGACGGCAAGACGGTCAAGGAGATCGGGCCGGAGAAGTTCCCCGGCGCCGCCTGGACCGGCATCCCGGCTGTCGTCCGGCACCAGACACCGAACGACCAGGAGGTCATCGAGCGGGTCGTCCGCGTTCCGATGGAGGGGGAACAGGCCGAGCAGTACCGGGACTTCGAGCGCCAGTCCCTCGCGTGGGTCACAGACCACCCGGTTGCCGCACAGATCCCCCTTGAACAGCGGACCCGGCTCCGGCAGGTGGCCCTGGGAACGCTCAAGGCGGAGGAGGCGGTGGGCCGGATCAACTACAAGCTGAACCGGTCCGAGCAGGGAATCCTGGACGCCTGGCAGGAGTACTGCGCGGAGCACGCGGGGGCCTCCCGTGAGGACTTCCTCGTCATCCGCAACGCAGGACTCAAGACCGGCGCCCTGCACCTGGACAGTGCGGTCCTCCACCGGATCCTGGAGAAGCAGGCCAAGCTGGATCAGGGGATCGAGTTCGAGGAGATCGAACTCCCGCTGGACATCTCCTACGACGACGGCGCTCCGCAGCCCAAGCTGGACGCTGTCCGGGAGATCCTCGCGGACCTTCCGGAGGACGAGACGCTGCTGGTGTGGACGCACTCCGCGAAGTGGGCCCGCATGGCGGAGGCGAAGCTCGGAACCGGGGCTGTCGCCTGGACGATGCGCACGACGGCGGCCCGGCGGAAGAAGATCGAAGCCGGGTTCGGAACGGAGTACCGGGTGCTGATTGCCCAGCTCCAGTCGCTCTCGGAGGGTGTCGACTGGCTGAAGGACGTCTGCCACTGCGAGGTCATCGCCTCCCCCACGGAGGACAACGTGATGAACGAGCAGGCGGAGGGACGTCTCCACCGGCCGGGGCAGAAGAACCCGGTCCAGCGCTGGAGGCTCGTGTCCGACGGCACAATCGACGACGACGTGAATCTGAAGAACCTGGCCAAGCGATCGGTGATGGCCAGCCTGTACAAGGACGGAAAGGAAAAGGAAAAGGAATGAAGATTTACGAAGTTCTGATGCGAGTCGAAGCGGAGGACGGCATGGAACCGGAGAGGGTCTCGCGGGAGTTCTACGACGCCTGCGAGAACGTGCCGTTCGGGTTCGACATCATCAACGTGACGCGGGGCGTCCAGAGCATGAGCCTGAAGGATGTCGACGGCCTCGCCGAGCGGGCCCACGCCGGGCAGGTCGACAAGATCGGCGTGCCCTACATCGGGCATGTGCGCGCCGTGGCGGCCGGACTGGCCCCGTTCGGTGAGATCGCCCAGATGGCCGGACTGCTGCACGATGTCCTGGAGGACACCAAGTGGACCGTCGAGGGCCTGCTGGGCGTCGGCGTGCCCAAGCCCGTGGTGGACATCGTCCAGATCGTCACGAAGACCCCTGGGGTCGCCTACCTGGGCAAGCTCAAGACCATCGTGACGTCCGGCAACGAGGTTGCCGTTCTGGTGAAGATCGCTGACAACGCGCACAACAGCCGCTCCGACCGTGCCCAGTTCCTGAGCACCGAACAGCGGACCCGGCTGAAGAGCAAGTACGCGGCTGCCCGCGAGATCCTGTGGCCAGCCGCCACCCGCAAGGACGTGGAGGCGATCATCGAGATCGTGAATCCGGACCTGTTCTAGCCGGACGCGACGGAGGGCGCTTCGAAAGAAGCGCCCTCCGTCATACGCCGGTGCGGTTGTACTCCCGGATTCTTTCCGGTGGATCCGTTGGATCTATTCCGTTTCCGCGCATCTGGCCCGTCAGTTCGGAAACGTACCAGGAGAACGCCCTGACCAGGGATGAGAGACTGTCGATCCGGCGTTCGTGCCGATCGAGCTTCCTCTCCATGCCGTCCCTGATCGTCTTGAAGGTGTTCAGGTCGACCTGGCGTTGTGCGGGTTCTGCGGCAGCCAGTGCGGCGGCGCGCTGCGCCTCCGCCGTCGTGCGCGCGGCAATCTTCGTGGCGCGTGCGGCGAAGATGCCCGCGCCCAGTAGTGCCATCGCTCCGAAAACGGATCCGATGACGCCCGCCGCGACCCCCCAGCTACCTGTCATCTGCGTGCCTTTCGTGGTACGTAGGGGACGGAGTACTCGGGTACCGTCGCGGCCCACAGGATCAGTCCGACGTGGCCTATCGCGTACCACGCCGCCAGAGCCAGGCCTCGGGGGTAGTCCCCCACTATTCCGCCCCACAAAAACGCAAATCCCCAGACGAACGGGGGGATGAGCGCGGAGACGAAGCCGAGCCAATCCCTCCCGATGCGAAGCCATGCACATCCGAAAGTGACGGTTCCGCAGATCAGCCACACTGCTGACCAACACTGGATGTCGGCGAACCGGGTCAGCAACTGGAGCCCCATCGGATTGGGTCCGGGCTGGAGTGCGTAGCCGAGACCGAAGGAGATCTTCGCCAGGCCCAGGATCACCAACGCGATGCCACGGCGGCCGAGCTTCTCGCGGAGCCGCAGGGCCGCCGCCCGCATCAGACTTCCTTCACCAGGCTCGCGGAGTTCTTCTCGCCCACGTTCTTCGCGAAGAGGCCCTTGAGGAGCGACCCGACAGCGGCGATACCACCCGCCGCGACGGACTCCCAGAAACTGGCATGGAACATGTCGGCGGGCCCGGCGGCAACCGCCACGCCCGCTGCGGTGACAACGAACGTCGACAGGACACGTTCGCTGAGATCCTTGACGTAGGCGGCCGTGGTCTTCACCACATCACCGGGACTCGGCAGGTCGATCTCGGACATGAACTGCTCCCTCCGTGCTCAGGCGACGACAGTGAACCCGTGCCTCTTGCCGAGCTTAGTGAGACTCGACATTCCAGGTATGCCGTCCGCATCGTTTCCGCTGTATCCGCACGCACGCTGCCACTTCTTGTACGCGTCCAGCGTGCTGGTCCCGTAGTGGCCGTCGGAGAAAACCTTCCCCAGCAGGCCCTCGTTGACCAGGGCCGCCTCCACGGTCTTCACGCCGGAGTACGTGACGGGCTGACCCTTCGCCTTCGGGTTGGCCTTCGCCGCAGCAGCGAGCCGCGACAGGTCGACCACGGGCTTGACGGGCTTCGGCGGGGCGCTGGGCGCCGGAGTGCCCAGGCGGGCGGAGACGGCCGCGACGAGCTTCGACCAGTCCATCCCCGGACCCCGTGGGTCCACCTTGCCGGGCTGCCAGTCCAGGTGCCGCAGGGCGGACCTGGCGTTCCAGCCGTGATGACGGCAGATCGCGGTGATGACCTTGACGATCGCCTCGGTCTGCACCTCCGGCCACGGGTCCTCGTTGTCACCCATGTTCTCGCACTCGAAGCCGTAGAAGGCGCGGTTGCCGTCCACGGTGGCTTCGTTGTCGACGGGTGGACTGTTCTCGGCGATGATCGCGGAAAGCACGTCCGGGTCGCCCAGCCCGGCGTGATTCGCGCGGCCGTACCCGACGAGATGGACTGTGCCGTCCTTCGCGATCATCCCGTGGCAGAGCGGCCCCGGAAGTGCGGTGTACCCGTCCTTGACGATCCGGACGGTGTTCGCTGTTCCTCGGGTCACGGTGTGGTGAATCATCACGCCGTGAACGGGGCCCCAGGCCCCTCGGCTGTTCCTGTTGTGCGTCGCCCACTCGCCCACTTCAACGATCGTGACACCTTCGTCACGAAGGATTCCGGCGAACACTGCGGCGCTCGGTGGCGTTGCCAAGACTTTCTCCCTCCATGCGACGGTGATAGCTTCGCACATCCATGCGAACTTTCGACTCGACAGAAAACCGCTTTTCTGCAACCATGGTCTACGGAAGGGAGATTGAACGTGAAGACAAAGGTAAGTGTGATCGCCGCAGGTGCGCTCACAGGAATTCTCGCACTCACCGCATGCGGTGGGGACACCTACGAGTACGAGGTTTCGGGTCCGGTCGCAGCCAAGCAGATCGACTACGACTGCCCGAACGATCTGTCGCTGGGACTGGCAGCCTTCGGTAAGAGCAAGCACAAGTCCAGCGCGGGCGGGACGGTCGTCACCAAGAAGACCCCGAGCAAGAAGCCCACCCCGGCTGCACCCAAGCCGACCCCCAGCAGCTCATCCGCAGGAACCACGGGCGGTAAGGCGCCAGCCAGCACGTCCAGCACGTCCCGGCCGAACACGGCGCACCCGAAGGTTCCGCTGACGTCCAAGCCAGCCAAGCCGCACCACATCACAGGCGGTATTCCCAAGCCGCACCACACGCGCGGCGGCAAGGGCTGCGAGACCGAGTACGAGCTGTTCATCGGCCCCCAGGACAACGTGTACGAGCAGGACGTCCCCGCCGATACGTACAACACCTGCGCCGTGAACGACGAGTTCCCGGACTGCATCACGCAGGACGACTGACCGACCCCCATCATCCGAGCGGGCCGCCATCATGGCGGCCCGCTCCGTCGTTCACGAAGGAGAAGTGTGAGCGCGTACGAGAGCATCGTCAGCGGGCGGTTCACGATCGAACCGCCCCTCACCTGGTCCCAGATCAAGAGCAGCAGGTTCAACGTGGAGGCCGAAACAGGGAAGAGTCCGGACATCCGGTTCGAGATCTTCCAGGAGGAGACCGAAACAGAGGACGGCCTGAACATCCGGATCTACTGCCGGGGCGCTGTTCCGTACCAGCCGTCCAGGTTCGGCGCCTACACACTGGCCGAGGACGCCGCCGAACTGTGTGAGGCATTCCCCGACCACCGGATCCGTGGCGAGATGATCCTGTGCGGGGACGACTCCGGCGACATCCGGCGTGT